CAAATGGTCGCATAAACAGCCCTTTCACTTGAATATTTCGTCAAGATAGTCGTGCCCCATAGACCACACTGTCGGCCTGCAGTGAATGAGCTTGAACCGAACAAATCCGTTTTCGGGGGGTCAGGCGTCCGTGTAGGAGAAAATAGCTAGAGATACAACTGCCATAGCAATTGCTACCCAGCGAATACCTTTAATAGATTCTCCAAAGATGAATACACCCTGTAGAGTTACGAGGATATCGCTCATCAAGTTCCAAATTAAGTTCATTACAGCCATACCCTCGAAGTTCATAGCCTTGAGGAAGATAAGAGGTTCCAACGCATAAACTCCAAGCGCTAACGGTAATCCAACTGCAGTAGACATTGAACCAGTATGGATCATCTTAACCGATCCCATCATAATCAAATCAAGTGCTGCCATCAGAGTTCCAAGAAAGATTGGAAGCATGGAGAAATTGCCAAACTTCCAATTCACACTTCCAATGAAAGAATCAATGGCATCTGACTTTTTTGTCTTGGCCATTTACTATTGAAAATGGATTTAGTTGTTCCAATTTTGGAAAGTGTAAGGGCGATTAAGAAGTAACAAGATGTCTGCAATTTGCAATGCATACACCTGCAAGGGCACAAAGTGCACGCGGCCGCTGGCCGGAGACTACTGCAAGGAACACACCAATTCGATGAAGAAGATTGGACCGATGCGGTTCGCTCATAACCAAGAGCGATACATTGCCGCATGGAAGATTAATGATGCTCGTAACAAGTACATTGACGATCACACGCCACAAACTTGGAGACAGTTTATATTTGCCAAGGCGGAGCTTAATGATATTCTGTCTAAGCATGCTCACGAGCGCCGCATGGGTCCACACACACTGGCCGACCAGCAGAGCTACGATCGTCTCTCTAGAAAGCGGCAGCGCCGTAAGGAGCTGCGCGCTGGTGTGCGCGATATGGACTACTATATGCATGCGCTTCAGGGAGATGGCCGCGATGAAGGTCTTCAAATACGGTTTGAACGGTTACACTATATTGACATGGTGGAGCGTGGTGAGATGACTGCTCGTGACGCAGTGCAAGCATTCCTTGTGCGGCGTGAACAATGGTGGGCCGAACAGCATGAGCGGGACATTCGGGCGGACTATGAGGGCGAGCGCGAGTATGAGCAGTTTGGTGATCCGATTCCGCATGCTGTAGATGGTGATCGCTGGCTGGACGAGCCTCGTGAGCGCACGCTGGCTGACCTCGCTAGTGACAATCAGAACATTCACACAACTGAGGTCATGAACAAGTTCAAGAATATGGTCGATCTGATTCGCAAGATCGAGGTGCCGGAGGAGTATCGCTGGAACATGACCAAGGTGAGTAAAACCATGGCTGAGATTATCTCTGAGTGTGAGCTTACTCCGAAGGCTGCGCTGCAGTTCTCATCCAAGTATTGTGCCGCCGACACCATCTACGACATGGAAGAGGGTATCTTTGGCAAGCTAATGGATTCTGTTTGGCAGCATGTCAAGAACCTGGAGGATCCTGCTTCGCTGAAGCAGATTGTCAAGGAGGAGCTGGAGATGAATATTGGTACATGTGCTCAGGGTAACCTGACTCGCGTCGCCAACATCCTTGTCGGCATTCTGGACGGTTTGGATTCGCAGGAGGAGTCTCGGCTTGATAAGATCGCCAATGCTATTAATAATGTGCGTCTTACACTTACCACCAGTATGTCTCGCTCTCAGATTGTTATTGCAACTATGAAGGTTCTTGCGCCATTCCATATGACTGTTGCGGAAATGAAGCCCTGGGTGGATGCCGTCCTGGATGCTGTGGAGTAGATGTGTCTAATGTAATAAAAAAATAAAAAATAAAACATTTTTAATTCAGGGGATACAATTCAAAAACGGATTCATTCTGTTCAAGAAAGAAAGCCTGCAATGGGATGACTGATATGGCTGATCACCATAAAGGTATCCTGGTCATGTTCCGTTGCGGCGGATATATGATCCATGTAGTAAGTTGGAAACTGCATGTAAAATCTTGACAATTCCAGCAGGAGGGGTGTACCGGTCACCATGATATTGAAAACCCGGTTTATAGCCCAGTACATGTAGGTTACTGGGGCTTTGGGGGTTCCTTATGAAAGGGAACAACTTGAGGTAACAAATCCTACAAAAGAGACACAGTCGTGATTCTCGAGGAGACTATATTGTCTAATTCTCAACAAGTGTTAGAAGGAAGGTAGTCACTAATATAGGCGACGGTAGGGGCCATATTTTTCATTCATCAGAACAGGTCAGAAAATGGATTTGTTCTGAGTAAGATACCGTATACTAATGGCACAAATGACATTCAATAAGCTTGTTCTTCTTTGGTTTCACTCAATTGCGCTTCTTTGTATCGCAAGGAATTACTGTGTAACTATGTCAGATATTTCAAACACGAGCTATCAGTGCAATACCGAAGTTATTGGAATTAATTTTGCGGTTACTACGCTTCTAGTGTTTGTTGTTGGTTTGCATAACATGATATACATCCACATCTACTAAACTTCAAATAAAAATAAAAACTCAAAACGGATATTTTTTATTGGGATTCTTCTCTCACCAAGAAACACAATGCCCTGCACAGCCCGCAAGGCGGATACAGTAATATGTGGAAGAGCTATTCCTGACAACCAAACTTTATGCGGAATGCATGAAGGTGTCAAACAACGAACTGGACCAAACGCTTTCCGACTTAAGCAACTTAAGTTAAAACACAAGGGTGAGCGACAAGCGTTTGAACAACGAATGGTTCCTGTTATGCGAGAGATGCAAGCACTTCCGATTGGTGCAGACCAGCGCGCGGTTCTTCTAGACCGGTATGTTACTGAGTCAGGACGACTTCGAACGCAGCACCGAATTGAAACGACAGCACTCAATACCCAACTCCGCAATGAAGTCCAAGCAAACGGCGGAGTGCATCCTGATCAGGAAGTTCTAAATCGTAGAGCTACTGGTAGAATGATCCGAGAATGGGATAGGTTCCGACAAAGGATACTGCAATGGCCGGATATTAATTGGGATGGTCAAATAAACGGTTATCGTCAGCGTATTCAAGATGTTATTAACGGTAATCAGTTAGGAGATGTAAATAACGAAGCACTGGCAGATCACTTACTGTTTGTCGCACAGGATTACAGGAATGTACTTGAAGGTATTCGTGCCGATCGCGCTGCAGCACCAGCTCCAAGAGGTCGTGCTGCTGCCATACATGCAGCAGGTGTAGCAGCCCGAGCGGAAGCTGAGGCGCGTGCTCTAGCCAATCCGAATGAGAATATGGCAGCATTTGCTCGAGATAGACAGAATGTACATACGACTGCAGCGGTCAAGCAGGTGAAGCACAACATCAATGTCATTCGCGGAATCTTTGTGCCGGAAGCGTATCGCTGGAAACCAAATGCAACATCGAAAACTTTCAAAGAAATCGTATACGAATGCGATTTATCTCCGAAAGGCAACTGGCAGTTCGCATCGTATTACTGTAACAATGCCACCATCTATGATTTGGAGCCAGGGATTTTCGGAATTATGACAGATGGAGTTTGGCAGTTCATTCGCGATTCTCCTGACAAAACATGTCTAGTAAAGATTTTGAAGACAGAGTTGGAAGATAATATCGGAATGTGTGCTCAAGGTAATCTTTCACGAATCTGCAATGTTCTTTCGGGTTATCTTGAAGGGATTGGGCAACGAGAATCACTATATGAAGTTCTTGGCCGTGAGTTTTCGAAGTTATTTGAGATGGCGCGTGAAGGGGATAGGTTTCGTGAAGGTGAGCGCATTTTGCGAGAGAACAATGTCCCTGAGGCCGAATGGGAAACTTGGCTGGATCCTCTACGCGATTAAACACAAAATATATAAATTAAACAAATGTCAGTTGAAGAACTACGAGAGGAGCGAGACAGGCGGTATCAGGAGCAGACCGAAGCATTTCAGGCATGGTTAGATGCCGAAATCGAGCTAGAAATGGCGGTAGAAGAAGAGAATCGGGTTCGACATGAACAAGAGCGCGCAAAGCGGTTCATGCTGTATGGACTGGTAGGCGTTGGACTTGGAATGCTAGCAGCCAAGCTTTTTGGATAAAAATGTATTTTCTTGTTCTAGAAACCAGGCGGACAACATGAATTGTCAAGAGTGTGTCAGGTGTAAAAATAGTTATTTCACACTTGAAATTACTTGGTTGGATATGCGCGTTGATACGAAGTATATATGCGAGAGTTGTAATTTGACTTTCGTAGTATCTAATTGTACATCGACCGCCAGTGCTCCGGATCCTTCTTATTCAAATCAGTTAGTAGTTTCTGTAGGACAGGCCCGGTGATAATAAACGGTGATGTATACTCAACAAAAAACACATACTGCTTCATACTTTCATGATCGACGATGCGAAGCATATTTAAACGGGTCATCATAGTTTCTACCGTGCGAATCAGGGTTCGCACACCCTTCTCTTCTCCTGAAAACTCAGATATGAGATGTTTGATAGCCTCATCTGTTAGAACTATATCTTGGATATTAAACTTTAGGCGCTCAAGTAACTGTGGCCAAATATAATCTTTCAGAATAGCCTTCTTATCTGTTTCATTGTAGCCTCCACAATGTATCACCGACATACGGTCTCGAAGAATTGGATGAACTTTTTCAATATCATTGAAGGAGAACACAAATAAACACTGCGACAGATCAAAATCGACTCCGGAAAAGTAACGGTCATGGAACTGCGAGTTTTGAGAACGGTCCGTTAAATGAATCATCATACTGATAATTTCATCTCCATGCGGAGTGCTAGATACCTTATCGAGCTCATCAAAATATAGAACAGGGTTCATAGCACCAGCATGCATAATTGAATCTGCAATGCGTCCCCACATAGAACCTTCATAGGTGTAAGAATGACCTATAAAGTTAGCTATATCAGATGCTCCGCCTAATGAAAAAAACTCAAATGGTCGTTTCATGACATTAGCAATCGCATTACGGGCTAGGCTTGTTTTCCCGACACCCATTGGACCCTGTAGAGCAATAACATTACCGACTGAGTTTGGATTAACAAGTAACTGGGCAAGAATCTGCATAATTTGGGTTTTTGCCGGAACCATTCCATAAATTGACTCATCCATAGTCTTGCGAGCCTGAAGCATGAAGTCTGTGCATTTTTGCCGACCATCTTCTATTTTTACAGGAAGCGGAACAGTCTTTCCAAACGGAACACGGAGAAACGCGTCTATCCATGTCCGGAGTTTGTATGCCTCTCCCGACTCTGGGCCCATCTCTTCAACTGCACTAATCTTTTTGATAACGGTGGACTTAACATAATCAGACACTGGAAGTTTCAGGACTTTGAACTTATGTGGAACTTCACCTTCGGTCATACTCAAACTTGACAGTCGCTTCATAATATCTAACAGTTCCCGGCGAGTTTCTACAGACTGGCTCTTGTAGTAGATCGCCTCCTTCTTTGTTAGAGCGAGTGGCACTTTCTCCTCTTTCTCCTTCTTCTTTTGAGTCTGAGATCGAGTTTGGGGTCTGTCCTCTTCCGTAACATACTTTTCCATGAGATATTGCAAAAAGTCGGGCTCATCGTCAGGCTCATCGTCAGGCTCGTAATCTTCATCATCCTCATCATTCGAGGAGGCGGTATTCTTACTAATTTGAATATTCAGTAAGATAGTGGGTTTAGGTGTGTCATCTACAGATGAATCTGTTGGAAGAGTATCATCCTTTATCCACATAGTTTTTGAGTCGTCACCGCGCTTCCTCTTTTTCGGGGGCGGCTTGTCACCCATATCTTCAGAACACTTTCTATCTTTTGCATTCTCCCGAGACGACTGCTTCGTCATTTGCTTGATGAAATGAATAAAATGTAATACATTTTCCATGAAAAGAGTAATGGAGGCTATTGAGCAAGCTGCTAAATTAGCCCAGGCCGAAATAGATAAACAGGCAGCAAGTGACCCCGCTATCAAAAAAGTTATGAAAATCGTAGAACGATTTATTCAGACACATCGCACCATGTGCTACGGTGGAACTGCGATTAACAATCTTCTACCTCGCGAAGATCAGTTTTATAATTTTTCGGTTGATATCCCCGACTATGACTTTTATTCTGAAACACCACAGGTTCATGCTGCAAAACTAGCTGACCGAATCGCAAAGGCGGGATTCAAGAGTGTGGAAGTCAAGCCGGGTGTGCACATGGGAACATTTAAGGTCTTTGCTGACTACATTGGAGTTGCCGATATTTCGCATTTGGAAAAGCCTATTTTTGCTAAGCTTTGGAAAGAAAGTATAATAAAGGATGGTATTCACTATGTTCCCCCGAACTTTCTGAGAATGTCGGTATATTTAGAACTATCGCGTCCGCGAGGTGATGTTTCGCGGTGGAAAAAGGTGTATGATCGTATTCAGCTCCTGAATAAACATTATCCTATGAGTTGTCCAAAACACGAAGAATTACTCGAGGTGTTCTTGAAAGATGATACTCGCAAAAGCATTGAAAAACTACTTATCAAGGAAAAGGTAGTTCTTCTAGGATTCAATGCGTCTATAATGCAGGATGAAAATCACAAAAATAAATGGTCGCTACCATTAGATGTTTTAGCTACACAGGAACAGAAAGATGATATAATCACAGATCTAAAATCATTTTTTGAGAAGTATGACCGAGTCACCACAAAAGATTATCCAGCATATGCTGAACTTGTGCCTCCATACACAGATATCATGGACTCGGAAACAAAAATAACTTTAGTTCGTGTTTACGAGACAAACGCTTGCCATAGTTACCATTTGGCACCGAACGGATTACATATTGCCAGTATTCCTACGCTTCTACAGTTCTTTTTGTCTGCGTTATACGGTCCGGAGAAGTTACTTGATAAACCCGAACAGCGCTTTCTATGTGTAGCAGATCACCTGATGAATCTAGCAAACAACAATGTAAAGCGCCGATATAAGTTATTAACACCTACTACTTGCTTAGGAAAGCAGAAGGGGTTAATTGATATGCGTATTGAAAAATCAGAATTATATGAGAAACTTCGAGATAATAAGAGCTCACGAGAGTTTTTGGAGTATTTCTTCCAGTACAATCCTATAGAGATGAACAAAACTCAGCGCCAAAGTGTACGCACAATGTTGAGGAAAACATTAAAACGAAAACTTTAAAGAGCACCAGTTCCATTAAATGCGCTTCCATTACATCCTGGACATGCGAACCTCCCAAAATTGTAAGTTAGACGAAATGCATTACCTGTCTTAACCCACGGATCGGAAGTATTCCGATTTCCAGTATTTAAGCTAGAATTATAAGAATAGTATTCACGAGTCTCCTTTAGGAGTTTTGTGTATTCTGACGCATCCTGAATACGAGAACCATATGCATATCCAGTGGGGCCTACAGAGGCCGGCATTCCTTGTGAACTCATTTGTATCTATGAAAGCAAAGATGTTCAAACTGAAATATGTTTGGCTGCTTGTAATCCTTGTAGGATTAATAGCTTTCTTAATTTCACATAAAGATTGGATTGTAACCGAAATGCTTACCAATCCACCCCCTACTTTATTTAGTTTAGATAAGGAGTTAAAATCCACATCTGAAAGGCTTCAAAAAGTTGAAACCGAGTTTACGCAGTTCAAAGATAAAGCCAGTGCTCAGTCGTCTCAGGCAGCAGCAGCACAGGCAAGTTTGGCAGCTATTCATTAGTTATAGATACCTATCCGTGGCGTGTCCACCATGTTGTATCGAAGTAAGGAGGTAGAGTTCCGACTCCGTTCTTTACTGTCATATCCGGGACTGGAGCTTTAGCCGCCAAAGCAGCAACATCGGCAGGTTTCAGTAAATAGTTGAAGTATTCCAAAGACGCAATACTTCCATCGAATCCACCATCAACGGAAGTATGAACCGTATCTGCATTCTGTTTGGGAATGTTTGAAAGGGTGTGGTGTTCGTATAACTTACCGTTAATGTAAATATCGATAAAATCCTGATCTGTCGCCAAAACTACATGTAACCATTTCTTTGCTGGAATATTTCCCACAGGAATGGTTTCAACTCCTCCGAAAGTATCAAGTTTTACTATTAATGAATTCGTGTTTGCGTCGACAAATAGTGCTGGGCACATAGATGAAAGATCTTCGGGTCCCTTTGTGAACACAACTTTCTGCTTGCCATAGCGGTAGGCAAAATCATCAACCTTCATCCAGCAAGCGTATGAGAAAGTCATGCCTTCTTTCTGATTGATCGAATTTGGAATTGAAACATTACTATTCACCTGTTTCTTTCCATCCGTGATGGATGATTGGATAGTAATATTTGGGGAATTAGACTGGCTTTTAAAGTAGAAAAAGGCAGCCACAATAACGACTACGGCTACAAGAACTGAAATAAGTAGATCCATTATTTATAGTTTCAGAATGTATATTCCTGCACTTCCTTGCCTACTGTATCATAAACTCCAAACTTCACAGAGTATCCAGTGGCCGCAGCCGCTGAACTGGGAGTTGTTTGGCTGGAGCATGGCGTTCCGGCAGTATAGAATGCAATTGCATCATCGGGCGTCAGCATACGAGGATAGTGGTTAAAGTCGCACATGTAACCGGAAAAACCGCCATCCTTAGATAGTTGAATATCTCCTACTGCTGGTTTAGGTACACCGGGTAAGAAACACGACTTAACTAACTTTCCATCAATATAGACATCTAAGTTGCGCTCAAACACGGTTATTGATACAGAGAACCAGGCCTGTAGAGGGATATTAGGGACATCGCATACAAAGACATCATCTGTAGATCCCGAATGTCCCGCGGGAGCAGGTTCGGATTTACCCGTCCCGCCTTCCGATGAAGGGAATATGGATACAGATACACGAAGAGTATTGTCCGTTGGATGAAGAGTTACATTTGGGTTTGCGACTGAACCATTTGAGGCATCGGGACGGAATACGACAGACTTATCCTTTCCATATCCATAATTCCAATCCTTGACAAACATCCACCACTGTGATCCATAATTGCCCTGATTCTCTGACGAAAGAGGCGCAGATGCAGCAGGAAGCGTAGTTGTAGTGGTAGCATCGTGTAAAGAAGACAGGAGATTACCGGAACTTGTTCCAAACATATTCCAAATGTTACCTAGTAGGGGTGTTTTAGTTGGAGCCGTGGCTCTCTGTTGGGAAGCAGCAGAGGAAGTAGGAAGAGTTGGGAAAGTAGCACCGGTAGATGCTGAAGTTGACTGGGGTGAGCCATATGCACCCGACTGCCAGTTCACGACGAGTGGATCATTTGATGGTGGAGTAGTTGGAGGCAGACCAACCGATGCGGGGCCTACAATAAACCCAGGCAAGGATGTTCCACCATTTGATGTTACAAGATTGCGAAGGTAACTTGTTACTGCTCCATTCGTCGCCGAGTCGTTACCGTATGTCGCCGAGCTAATAATGAGAATACTGTTTGGCGATGCGCCTCCTGGTGTCGCTGCGGGCGTACCGGGAAGAATGAATGTCTGTCCACCCCACTGCCGGACAATCAGATCGTGGATACACAAAACGGCAATGACAATTCCAATCACAAAAATAAGACCACCTACCCCTGCAATTACCTTAGTATAAAATAGCCTACTGGCAGCTGCAGCATCCGTTGCCGCCTTCTTAGCCGCCTGTGCAGTTTGCGCAGCAAATAGCTGAGACTGGCGCATAACTTCTTCACCAGTTAGGGTGGCTCTAGAGAAATCAGGAATAAAGGATGGAACTGCTGTTGTCTTACTTGGCGTACCACCCATTTGTTAGAAACAGCGAAGTTAAAAACGGAAGGTATGACAGTAGAATGAACATGAAGGAAATGTATTGTAATAATTGTGGCGAAAAGGGTCATGTTTTCAGAACATGTAAAGATCCGGTTATTTCATGCGGTATCCTTCTTTTACGGGGGATTTATGAACCACTAAAACTCCCAGTCGATCCAAAAACTGTGAGTGTCTTAATGGTGAAAAGGAAAGATTCCATGTCTTATATGGAGTTCATTCGAGGGAAATATGATCCCCAAGACGAGGCATACACTGGTCGTCTAATTATGAATATGACTATATCGGAACAGAAGACAATCGTAGAGGAGGAGTTTGATACGCTTTGGACTCGTCTTTGGGGATCCGGGCGTGATTCACATTCACAAGAATATGTGATTTCCAAAGAGAAGTATACGAATCTTGATCGAAAGCGAATGGTGAGTGAGTTTGCATCGCCATACAAAGAAACTGAATGGGGTTTCCCTAAAGGACGCAGAGCTCGCGGTGAAACTGATATGGAATGTGGAATCCGTGAGTTTCTTGAAGAGACAAATATATCACGAGACTGTTACGAATTAAAAGATGAACACTTTACGGAAACTTTTCGTGGAACAAATAACATCGAATACCGTCATATATACTTTGTGGCTCTTCTTAAGAACTCAAGAGGAATAAACTTAAAACAAAAACTTACGCCAATGCAGAGTAAAGAAGTCGCTGCAGTGGATTGGAAGACCCTGTCAGAATGTAAAAGTATTATACGCCCACACTATATTGAACGAAAGGCGCTAATGACTGAAGTAGAAAAGTTCGTATCAAATTATCAGTCTTAATGTAATGGATTGGAAGTCTCTTGGAGCAGTATATGCTATTCTAGTTACGGTCGGGGTTGTAATCTCCCTACTGTCGACGCAGCTACAATGTTCAAAAACTAGTTTTTCAGTTGCTATTCTAGAGGGTGCAAAGTTTGGAATACTTCCTTTTTGTCTGTATGGACTCACATACTTTGAAGCTGTTCGCAAACCGTTTATTACTTTCTTTATAGCTCGCGGACTTGACAGTCAAACTGCAGAAATGATAGGAATTGGATATTTAATTATGCTGGGTGCATGGGTATCCGGAGTATGGAATGTTCACAATAGCGAGATCGCAACCTGTGTGGCATCAACATCGGAAATGACGGAGTTTAAAGATAAGTTAATGAAGGAACTAGCTGAAAAGCAGGCGGCGGAGGAAGCAAATGCTACAGCAAAACCATCAAAGTGAATAGTCTAAAACATAGACGACCCCAAGATACGATACAACAGCGAATGCAAACATCCAAAACCATACTGGGAATACTGTTGATTCACGCTTACCAACACCAAATGGGCGTATGCGACCCTGCTCACCAAATGCCACGCTAGGTTTGATATACAAGAACCCCGCGACTAAGAAAAGGTATATAGCGACCATCCACATCTTTGGCGATTTGCGGATAGTTGCCTCCATTATCATTTCCTTTCCAAAAATAAGTGGACGATGTATACTTTGCCGAATCGTAAAGCATTTTCCGATTCAGTGACTCGTATCTTCCTAAAATACCGTCAGAAGGATGCTTTAGGTACTGATGAACCGACTAGCGACCTGAAACCCTATCAAAAGTTAGTTCGAGACTACCTTTTAATTGAAACACCATACCGTGGTCTACTCCTGTATCACGGCCTGGGATCAGGTAA